GTTGTCGTATCCACATATTGTGAATCCATTCAGCTACAAGTAAACATTGTAATTCACCTGTTGCAATATCTTCTACACCTGTTGTAAATCCATTTGGTTGTTGATCTAATTGTATCATCCAATTTAACCATTGCGGATCATAGTCACCTTTTTGATCACTCTCTACTTGTTGCTTAATCATATCGTGTAGGATCCACCAACCTTTTGGATTATTGTAATCTTTTCCTGAAACTAATTTAATTTTAGCTTTGTGGTTCTTCTGGTGGTTGTTGTTCATTTGTTAACTGTTGTGCCATTCCTTGAATTTGTTGTTGCTGTGCCATTTGCTGTTTCATTTGTTCAACTTCACGTAAATCACGTATTACATCTGGTGACATATCACCTTCACGTAATATATTTCTTGCCAATTTAGCTACATCTACTTGTGCTATTGCATCTGGTCCAAGTTGTGAAACCATTTGTAATAATTGTAAATCACGTGTTATTGTTTGCATTGCAGTACCTTTTCTTACTGCTGAATTTACCACGTATTCAAAAGTACCTTGATCAGTTACAAACTCTGGTACTAAACCACGTATTTGTAATTTAGTTACAAGTGTTTTAATAAGTGGACGTAATAGTTCTTGTTCTAAACGTAAACCGTGTGGTCCAATTCTTCTATAAAACTCTGCCTGTCTTGCTTGTACTTCTGTTGCTGTCATTGTAGGTGATTGTTGTGGTGGTAATAAAGTATCTGCAAATAACATTTGTCTAATACTTTCACGTTGGTCTTCTACAGTTGCCATTGTTAGGTTAAAGTTACCTGCAAATGGAATTGGTTGTAAAGGACTGTCTACAGTTACAACATCACCTGGGTTTAACTGTAAGTTTGAATAGTTAACTGTTGTATCACTTGCAACTTGCCAAGCACCTAAACCTGCCCAACTTGCCTGTGTTAAAATTAATTTTGCTACTTCATTTGCCACTCTAATGTGTGGTAATGCACTACGTACAGGGCTTTCCCCCCATACTTCTTGAATTGTTTTTCCAAAGCGGAATATGACAAATGGATTCACGGGCGTAAACGTTTCTTCTACACACATCATATCTTTACCAATATGAACTGAATAAATCATTTCAGTTTCACCAACTGGACGATGAACACATTCTAAAACTTTAATTTTCTTTTCTGGTTCTCTTTTTGCTGGTGCTTCTAGTTCGGGCATATTGTACCCATAACGTTCATATATAAATTGTTGTGTTTGTTCGTGTTCTCTAAAAACAGTTTCAACTTCATCTTTATAGTTTGTTAAAAAGTATAATTGACTTGTTGGTATTGCCATAAAATCAATTTCACCATTTTCTGTCATTGGATCATATAAAGCTATTGCTCCTGTTCCTGCAATTACGCAGTCTTGGAGTGCTTCTGATATAGCTACATAGAAGTTCCCGCTACGTAACGTTTTGAATATTGTTTTGTTTGTTGTGTCTAAAATTTGTCTAACATCTGGTGCTATTGTTTTTTTAACTTCTTCACGTGCATCTAAATATGCCCACTGTTGGTTTTGTGGTATAAGCAAGTTTAAAATTGTGCTGACTAGACCACTCGTTGCGTGTACAGCCGTCATATCATAAAGTTTTGTTCTGTCTGTATTTGATTCCATTGAACGCCAAATGTCTCTGTGTGGGTATGTAAATGAGTATGCTTCACTCATTTCTTCTTCGTGTCTAGCACGAGCTTCTTTGGCTTTTTTAAATAAATTTTTTGTATAGTTTAAATCGTAATTTTTCATACTAATATAATAAGTTCACTGGATAGTTCCATTCGTCACTCACACCCAAGTAACCTTGCGGATTTGCTATCAGTTGGCTTCTTCCTCTACGTTGTCTTTGTCTACTTCTTTCTTGACTTGCGGCAAACCTTGCTTCTTGCTCTCTTGCTTCAGCATCTGCTTTGTCTTGTGCTTCTTTACGTGCCTGTTCGTTTGCTCTTGCCACAGCTAACGGATCGGGCATTTTTGGTTTTGAAAATATTCCACCCATCTAATAAGTACCTCCTGTTAAACTTTGGCTTGCTCCAAATTTTTCTTTACCGCCAAATATCTTTGTAAAAATTGTTTTCTTTTTACGTTTAGTTAAATCTATTGTACCTTCAACATCCTTGCCTTGTGCTTTAGCAGTTTCAGTTGCTATTTCATTCATCTCTTCTTGTGTAAGTTCACTACCTTTTTTGTAAGTAAACACTTTTTGCCCGCCTTCATAATGTGTTTGTTTTAAATTATGACGCATTGCACTACTAATAAGTCCACCACCCGGTACAAACATAAGTGGTATACTCATTATATTTACAAACTTTCGCTGTGACTTTACCTGGGCTTGGGACAATGGGATACGACTCATTTCTGCTTCGTATTCTTTCTTACCTTTACTTGTCATAACAATTGATCCTTTTTTGGTTCTAATTGCATTACCAAACTTGTCAGTTACAAAGTTGCCTGCTTTACTTGCCACAGCGTCCCAAACACGACGGCTATCATCACCGCCCTTCATTCTGTTTGGATTGGCAATTTGTTTTTTAGTAATATCTTGTGTAGTGTTTTGTATTCTTACTTCAGTTCTAGCTTTTTTGTTTCTTCTAATGATTGCATCAGTATAAATTGGTGCATCACTAATTTTAACTCGTGGTCTAGAACTACCGCCCCCACTACTATTGCTACTTGAACTACTTCTTCCCATTAAAACAATAAATTCCTTTTAGGTCCTGTAAATTGTTCCGAAATTCCTAATAGTGATAAAAAGTTTCTACCTAATCTTCTACGTCTTTGTTCTCTTGCTAACAAAAATACTGTTGGATTAATAATTTTACCACTGCCTGTTCCATCATCTACTACAGGTGGAACTACTGGTGTTGGTACTGGTGTTGGTACTGGTGTTGGTTGATTATTGTTTCCACCTCCACCTCTGTCGTTATTATTATCTCTTGGGGGATCATTGTATATTCTTGGTTTTTTTGGTACAATTTGTGTACCTCTACTCATTCCCGATGCTGTGTGTGGATTGGGTCTCCAAACAGTTCTGGTAGTTCTTGCACTTCCACCATCACTACTTGAACCTGAACTTCCTCTTCCCATAATGTGATTCTCCTTGTTGTTGTATTTATACAATTACTTGTTTGTAATATTAGCTTTACCGCCCGCCATTTGTAATGGTGATTGAATTTGTGGTATTTTTGTTACATCAACGTTGGGCTGTGGTAATTTAGATAAAGCAAGTGAAACTGCATCTAAACAATCATCCATTTTATTGTAGGGAAATTCGGAAAGCTGGCTCATAAAATGACTGTTTTCTGTAACACGTTTATGAACTTTCATTTTTCCAACTTTAATAATTGGTTCTAATTGTTGTGCCATAAAGTTTAATTTATTGCTGTTTCTAAATTCACCAATAACAATAACTTTCTTTTTCATTTCTAATGCTTTGCGTTTTAATTCTGTTTTTAATGTAGGTGAAAAGTTTTCTTCTAAAAATATGTGCCCAATTTTATACTTGTCACAAGCTAAAATTATTTCTTCACATTGCTTATCAAATTCTTTATTTTCAGCACCACTTAATTCAATAACATCGTGTATGTAAGTGTTTCCATCTACATCACGTGCTGTAACAGCCAATACTGAATCATCACGTCCACGTAATCCTAGTGCTGGATCCCAACCTGCACACATTCTTTGAATTTGTTTTTCACCAAGCCCAACAACCGGCAAATAATTGCCCATAGGTTGTGGTATGTGTTGAAATGTAAATTCATGTTCATATATTTCAATTTTTTCTGTTTGAATAAGTGTTTCATATGTACTGCTTGGTATTAATAGATACTGTGATTTAAAATCTCCAAGTGTACTTTCGTTACGTTGTCTTTCTAACCATTCCCAAGTAAACATACCGTCTGGGTGATTATCCCAAGCAAGTTTTGACTCTTTATCATACACTGGTTTTTTTAAAACATCATTATAACCAATTGTTTGACAATGAGCATATAAACTTTCGGATGAATGTGGCGTGCCAACTAATAAAACTTGTTGTGCAATTTTACCAAACTCCATTACTCTATCTTTCAAAAAGTTTCTAGCATCTTGTGTTGTTACGTTTGAACTAATCTCAACATCATCACCAATTATTTCAGTGGCGTGCATTCCAGTAAAACCTGATGTAATAGATGTTACAGTACAACTTGGGTTAAGTTGTATTGAATCTCTTTCAACTGTAAATTGATTTGCTTGCCAAGTATATAATTCACTTTTTAAATGTTGTGTAAGTGGATTGCTTTCAATAATACTACGTATCATCATCGAGTTACGCATTGCCAAACTTTTTTTTGCACTAACAATAATACAAGTATAGTTTGGATCAGTTAATAAACGCCAAGCAACATACACACACAAAATATAACTTTTGCCTGCGTGTCTAAACACTTGTAATATACGTCTTGGACTATTTTTTGTATTATCTAACCAATCACAAACTTCAACGTGTAAGTCTGGTGTTGTAAGACCACTCAATATATTTTGTGTATCTAAAAAAAGTTTAAAAGGAACTTGCATTTTTCACCTCAAACTTATTGGTTTGATTGCCCCACACATCCCAACCTTCTGTCTGTGTTCTTGCAAACATTTCTAATCTTGGTAAATCACCAAACAATCTAACTATGTCTGATCTTACCCTATCTGGTTTTCTGCTGTGCTCTCTTCTTGTTTCCATTATAACCTGTGCAACATCTCTATTGGCTCTTGGCAGAGGTTTTCCTCGTCTTGCCAACAAACAAAGTTCTGCATTTGATTTAGTATAGTTGCCAACACCTTTGAAAAACCCTTCATTGGTTTTGTTCATTTTAATCCAAGTGAATGCACAAGTGATGTATTCAAAACCCCATGCTTCTATCACACGATTGCACTTCATCAAGTAAGGCATTGTGGTCCATATGAACAACATTGCATTTTCGTCACACCAATCACGAACTGGTATTGCACTGATCGCATCCACACTCATTGTGGGATATTTGTCTGTGACTCCTCCGCCAAATGTGGTGGTAGTTCGCCTTTCAGCATAGTGCCACGGTGGGTCTGCATATATGATTTGATATAAACATTGCATTATTCATCTTGTTTCTTTGGTTCTTCTTTTGTTTTTTCTTCTTCTTTTGGTTTCATACGTTCCATTGCTTTTTTAAGTAATTTTTCTGCTTCACCATCTTTGGTTGGTGTTGACTCACTTGCATTGTTTAATCCACTAATATGTTGTGCCATTGTTTTTAATAACATCATATGAGATTTTCTTGCGTTAATTAGAAATGTACATTTCTTAACGTAGTGTGGATCATCATCTGCGGGCCAAGCCGCATCTGAAAATAATGCGTGTCCGTGTGCTAATTCTTTATCAAAATATTGATTTGAAAATTCTTTTAAAATTGTTTCATAGTTGTCATCAACTATCTTTTTTCTTCCAGCCATGTTTCATTTTCCTTCTGTTTGTTTCTATGCAGTAATATTTATGTGAAAAAAATAAGGGCCAATACCCTGTCAAGCGAAGTATTGACCCTTTAAATGTACGCAGTATCAAAACATACATTTTAGATATAGGAGAGCTTATTGTTATGCCTAACAATACTGGCTCAATGTTATTTATGCTTTTTTGCTTATTTTAAGTATTTTATGCGTCTTTTAAGGTGTCATATCCTTCTTGTTCGTCATACCATTGATCCCATTTGCGTTGAATACACCCAATATACAGTTCTTTTTCAAAGTCATATGTTTCAACTCTTTCAACTTCTGCCATCAATGCTTTCCATTTTTCTTCTGTGTCACATTCTTGATCAGCAATCCAATCATTAACTAAATCTTCCATTTCATCGTATAATCTGTTTATACCTTTTTGTAGTATTCGCCATTCAGCCATATTGCTTTTTAACACATTTCCTTGTATTAATGCAAATGTGTTCCTCGGTAGCTCAGTGGTAGAGCATCCGGCTGTTAACCGGACGGTCGCTGGTTCGAGCCCGGCCCGGGGAGCCATTTATTCTACACAGTTTCTACACAGTCTACATTTCACCAATATTTTTTCGCAGAAAACTGGCCTATATTGATGAACTGACTTTCTGTTAAAATGTAAGTTGGCCAAAAATTAATTTTATTTTTCGCAGTTTTACGCCATTTCTAAGTGGTTGACGGATTGCGTTTCTGTGCTACAATATACACATATCCTACACAAATAACAAAAGGAGGCATAGGATGGCGAAAAAAATCATACCCGTTGAAAAAGGCTGTTCACTTGATACAGAAAATAATCGATTGCTTATGACCAGAGAATGGTTGATGCCATTAGTTATTGATGCTCTAAAGGCAAAAGGTCACCAGGCAACAGAATCTAATATTAATGAAATGTTTGATATGCTTAGAAATAAACAATTAATAAAAAATGTTTCAAAACAATTAGAGGAGGCATAGGATTTTAAATGGTAAAAGGTATCAAATTATTAAACAGATCAAAATATAGTTTTATTGAATATTATAATAAAGAAGGTAGATTTGAGAATATTTTAAACTTTATGCCGACGATAACTGGCAAAAAAAATAGAAACTTTGATGATGTAGCTATTGCATTAACTAAAGTTTTACCAGAAGAAATTAAATTGTTTGGTAAGCCACATACATTAAACTTTAAAAGTCGTTGTGATAAATGGACAAAATATTGGAAAAAAATAATAAATGATAATGCTAAACAGCATTTTAGGAATAAGAAAGAGATTATTAAGAGGAGTGAAAAGCCACCTGCCTTTATACATTTATATGACGATTTACGGTTCCTAGAATTAATGATGCAGAAGTATAAAGTGCCAATTTGGATTAAGAATTATTTTGCAAATATAGTTGAGGACTATGATATAAAACATCCATATCAAGATGAATGTGGTGAAAGAATTATGTTTCTTAAATTAAAAAAGGAATATTAAATGAATACACAAAAAGTTAGATTAAATGATGGCGCCATTGTTTTGCATAAACGAGGACACATTTATCATATGCAAATTAAAATTGGCACAAAGTATATTAGAGAAACTTGTGGCACTAATGATTTAGAAACTGCTAAATCAGTTGCATATTCACGATATGATGATTTAAGACTTATAGTTAAGCAAGGTGGTACAATTGAAAAATCACCTAAAGTTGGTTTGCTATATAATGATTATGAACAATGGTTAAAAGATGAATACAAGGACGCAAAGTATCGTCAATATAAAGGACAATTTGAAAAATACTTTTTGTTTAGATTTGGTAACCATCAAATAAAAGAAATAACTGAAGAACAATTACAAGAATGGTTGGTGTGGCGCCAAACTATATTAACACCTAAAAAGAAACCCCCTACTTCATCAACAGTACATAATGATCTTGTTGTATTAAAAGATTTTTACAATTGGTGCGTTTCAAAAGGTTATATTAAGAAAAGAGA